GCTTCGGACCGATCCCCCCCCGGGAGAATCTAGCGGAAACGACGCCGAATGGTGGAAGATTTGCGGTGTGGGTCCAATCATGGCGGAAAGGTTACGGTGAGTGAAAGTGGCTGAACCCCTGACCCTGTTCACGGGTCCGCGGAAGGCAGGCCGGCCCCGGAATGTCAGCATGGTGGTGGCGTTCCGGGATTCCCTCCCGTCCGCGGATCACCTGACCCCGGCGGACGCCGCCATCGTGGAAGCCGGCAGGCTGTTGGCCCGCCGCCTGGATGACGCCGAAGACGATAAGACCATCGCCCTGCATATGGGGCAGTTCGTGGCGGTGCTGGACCGGTTGGGGTTGCACCCGAAGGCCCGCCGGCAGTTGGAGCTGGACGCCCCCGCGGAGAGAGGGAACCTGTTCGATGAGGCCCGCAGCGTACTCATGGCCGCCTACGGTCCCGGCCCACTGGATCCAAACCCTGGGGTGGCAGACTGAAGCTGTTGCCGCGGAGCTGGGGGTCCCCCTGTTCGGGTGGCAGGCTGATGTGGCCCGCCGCGCCATGCTGCTCACCCCGGAGGGCGCCCTGGCCCGCGGTGAGGTGGTCCTGTTGTGCCCACGGCGCAACGGCAAGACCCAACTACTGATGGCCCGGATCCTGGCCGGGTGTCTGGCGAACCGTGAGAACGTGCTCTACACCGCCCACCTGGGGGACACCGCCCGCCACATGTTCAAAGCATTCCTCGAGCTGCTGGGGCAATCGGCGTGGTTGCGGGATCAGGTGTCCGCGGAGTACCACGGCAAAGGGGATGAGTCCATCCTGTTCCGCAACGGGGCAACCTTCAGCATCCGTGCCCGCACCAACAGCGGTGGGCGTGGCATGGAGTCCGACGTCCTGATCCTGGATGAGGCTTTGGAGCTGACCGACGATCACATGTCAGCCCTGTCCCCACTGTTGGCGAAGGCCCGCGCCCAGGGCCGCGGACAATTGTGGGTCACCTCATCGGCGGGTCATGGTCGTTCGGAGGTGCTGGCCCGCTACCGGGACCGGGGCCGGTCCGCCGGCGCCGATGACCCCGGGTTGGCATATTTCGAGTGGTCCGCCCCCCGGGAAGCCGACCCGACTGACCCCACAGTGTGGGCCGCCGCGAACCCGTCCCTGGGCACCGCGGTCCTGGACGCCGGATTCCTGCGAATGCAGCAACGGTCCATGACCCCGGAAGCCTTCGGGCGGGAACACCTGGGGTGGTGGACCGATGAGGTGGCCGAACCGTTCCTACCCCACGGGGCGTGGGCGAACACCACCGGGGACCGGCCCACCCCACCGAAGGGCGCCCGGGTGGCATTCGGGGTGGAGGTGCAGGACTACGGTCACGCGGTCCTGTCCGCCGCCGTGGACCTGGGGGACGGGCGCGCATGGGTGGAAACCGTGGCCCGGTGGCATGACCCGTTGGGACTGGACCCCGATGAGGTGGGCGAACGGATCCGCGCCCACGTCAAAGAGGTGCGGCCATTCGTGGTGGCCGGTGACGAATTCACCTGTACCCGCCTGCTGGATCACCTCGAACACCGGGGGATCCGGGTGCAACGACTCACCCAACCCCAGGTCCGGGCGGCGTCGCAGACTCTGCTCACCGCGGTGGTTTCCGGCAGGCTCACCCACCCCACCGATCCCGACACCGACCTGGAACTGGGGAACGCCGGTCAGGCCCCCACCGGGGACGGCCTGCTCAGATTGTCCCGGAAGAACAGCACCGGGCGATGCACGGCGGCGTTCGCGGTGGCCGCCGCCGCCCACGCGGTTCTCGGTCCGCGTCCCGCCCGCCCCGCAATTGTTGTTGCCGACAGCTGACCCGACACGCCCACCGGCAGGATAATCTGCGGCGAATGTCGGACCTGACCGGAAGACTTGCAGCCGTGCAGGTATTCGGAGCATCCCGGCGGGCGGTGACCGCCGCCCGTGACGTGCAGGCATCCGCCGCCCAGGCCCTGGACCTGTATGACTCCATGTGGCGGGCGCCGGTGGCCGCGGTCACCGTGGGCCTGTCCGACATTCCCGGCCTGCTGGGCACGTTCGGGATTGACACCGCCATGATGGTGCCGGCGTTCGCCCGGGGGATGAACGTGATCACCGGGGTGGGATCCGGCCTGCCCCTGGTGGACATTGACCCCACCACCGGTCAGCAGCTGGCCCCCGCCGGCCTGACCGCCCAACAGGACCCGTGGCGTGGGAGGACGTGGGCCGCCCTGTGGCGGCACACCCTCACGGACATGGTGGCCCGCGGGGCGGCGGTGTGGTTGGTCACCGAACGGGACGGGTTCGGGCACCCCACCCGGGTGCAACCCATTGACCGGGACTGGTGGCACATCGGTGAGGATGCGTGGGCGGTCCCGTCCCCACCGGTGGTGTGGGAACTGGTCGGGGGCCAGTGGGACAACCCGCGACCCGCGACCCGCGATGACCTGATCATCTTCGACACCGGCGGCCCCGGTGCCCTCGACCACGGGTGGTTGGCGTTGCGGACCGCCCTGTCATTGGAGTCCGCCGCGAACAACTACGCCATCGCCCCCCTGCCGGCAATGGCGTTGAAGTCCGCCGGGGTGGACCTTGACGCAACCGAATCACAGGAACTGCTCACCGCGTGGGAAACCGCCCGCCGGCAACGGTCCACCGCCTACCTGAACAGCCAGGTGGATCTGGAAACCTTCGGGTGGAACGCCGCGGAGCTGCAACTGGTGGAGGCCCGCCAACAGGCCGCCGTGGAAATCGCCCGGGTCCTGAACCTGGATCCCTACTTTGTGGGGGCCACCACCGGCGGGTCATCCCTGACCTATCAGAACCGCACCGACCTGTACCAATCCCTGTTGGACTTCACGATAATGCCCCTGCTGCGGGTCATCGAACAAACCTTGTCCCGGGACCCGAACAGCGCCGGATCCCGGGTGCTGCGGTTCGATACGAACGCGTTCTTGCGGTCCAACCTCACCGAACGGGTGGCCGCCCTGACCGCCTATGTGGCCGCGGGGATCATCACCCCCGAACAGGCCGCGGCCCTTGAACCCATGATCAGGAAAGGGGACGTGCCCCAATGAGGATCCGCATGACCGCGGACACCCCCGCCCACCTCACCGCGGACCGGGCCGCCCGCCGGATCACCGGTGTCCTGCTCCCGTTCGAGGTGGAAGGCCGGCCCAGCATGGGGCCGGCCCGGATCGTCGTGGCCGCGGGCGCCGCCCTCACCGTCGATGACGGAATGGTGTTGAACCTCGAACACGACCCGGCCCGCCCCATCGGGCGGGCGGTGTCCACCGAAACCACCGCCACCGGCCTGCTCGCATCATTCGCCGTGGTGGACACCACCACCGGCACCGACGCCCTGGTGGAAGCCGCCGAAGGCCTGCGGACCGGGTTGTCCATCGAAGCGGTGGACGTGCAGGGAACCGACACCGATGGACTGTTCACGATCACCGCGGCCCGGATCACAGAGGCCGCCCTAGTCCGACACGCCGCGTTCCCGCAGGCGTTCGTCACTGATGTTGCAGCAACGGCGGCAACAACCCAACAGGAGGAAACCGTGGAAGACACCACCACCCTGGTCGCCGTTGATGCGGCCACCGATCAGGCCGTGCCGGAGGTTCAGGCCGCCGCCCCCGCCCCCGCCCCCATGCCCCGGGTTCAGGTCACCCAGGCCCCCCCGACCCCGGGCGAGTTCATCCTCGCCACCCTGTCCCGGGACCCGTCCCGCATGGCCGACATGGGCCGCCGGATCCGGGCCGCCTCCCCGCACACGTTCGTCGCGGAAATCCCGGGCCTGATCCCGGAGTCAATCGTCGGACCGGTGATCAACCTGCGGGCCGCGTCCGCGCCCCTGTTCAACGCCCTCGGGCCGAACACCGCCCCCGCCGGGAAGTCCTTCACAATCCCGTACATCGACCCCAACCTGGACGCCGCAACCACGGGCACGGAGAAGTCCGACGTGACCGATCAGCTCGGGGTCAAGGAGGTCAACGTCACTCTGGATTTCGTGAAGCGCGCGGTGAACCTGTCCGCCGAAGCGGTGGCGTTCTCGCAGCCATCCGTCATCGACGTGGCCGTGTCGGAGCTGGCTGACGCCATCGCCCTCGGGTGCGAGAAGAACGTGGGGACGAAGCTCGAAGCGGTCACCGGGACCGGGACCGCGGTGGAGGTGGCCGCCGATGGGGCGGACGCGTGGGCGAAGCTCTCCGCCGCCCAGGCCGCCGCCTACGCCGCCACCGGGCGCGCGGGGAACGTGTTCGCATGCGCCCCCGATGTGTGGGCGGCCCTCGCCGGGTTCACGAACGCCCTCGGTGGCACCCTCATCGGCGGGATCAACCAGTCCCTGGTTGGGGATTGGGGCACCCTGTTCGGGATGCGCGTGGTTGTGTCCCCGCAGATGACCGCCGGGAAGGCGTTCATTCTGAACACCGCCGGCGTGAAGACGTGGACGAACGCGTCCGTGAACATGCGCGTGGATGAGCCGACCATCCTTGGGTACGCCCTCGGAGCTGGCCGGTCCGTGGGCCTGTCCGTGGCGTCGCCGAAGTTCATCACCCCGGTGACGTTTGCAGCGGCCCCCTGACGGTATCCCCGGTGACGGCACCCGCCCCGCCCCCGGCTGACCGCCGGGCGCGGGGTGGGGCCGGGGGGCCGAAGAAGCCGAAGCAGGAGGCCTAGCATGGCTGTTCAGGTAGTGTCCGGGGATTGGTTCTGGGATTCCCAGGCGTCCGGTCCCGGGTCCATCCACCGGACCGGCACCATGTTGAACATCGCCAACATTGACGCCGGCGGGGATGATCGGACCGCCCTGCTGGACGGTTTGCTCCCCGGGGATGTGCTCCACCTGGATCACGTCCACGACCCGGACGGGTGGTGGGTGTATACCGTCACAGAGGCCCCCACCCCCGGCGGGGCCACCCCACCGGTGGCCGCATCCCACCTCCTGATCGACAACTACTCAGGGGGGTTCATCCGGGTCCGCCCCGCCCCGGACACCCCGACCACCGTCGATTTCGCGGTGGCGACCACCCCCGGCCCCGGTGGGGCGGTGTACCCGTCCGCCGGCGACATTCCCGGTGCGGCGGCGGTGTGGGCCGATTTCTCCGGGAACCTGGGCCACCTCCGAATGGCCGACGGGACCGACGTGCTCGGGTCCACCGTGAAGGAATGGGTTCGCCGCGGTGCGGTGTTCAATGTCCACAAGGACACCACCGACCCCGCACACCCGAACCTGATCGTGGGCGCGGAAGTCCCACCCCCGCCGCCCGCCGATATCACCAATGTGAAGGTCACCTCCGGTGGGCACGGCCCCACCGCGAACCCGGCTGATGGGTCGGACATGGTGGTTTCGTTCCTGCTGATGGTCGGACCCACCCCACCCCCGGACCCGGATGTGTGGCCCCCCCTGGACGTGCGGGTCCTGGCCGGCAGGTTGGACACCGGCACCCACGTCCCCGACGCCGCATTGCAGGGATGCCTGGACACCGCCCGCGCGTGGGTGGATCCCCGCACCGATCCCGCGAAGGTGACCAACCCCCTGGCGCGGGCCGCCTACCTCGAAGGGTGCTACCAGCTGGCGGTCAAGGTGTATGACACCGGCACCCGGGGGATGGTGACCACCGACCCCGCCGGCGGGATCGACTTCACCCAGGTGGCCACCGCCGGCATGTGGCGGGCGGTTCTCGGTGTGCTGGCCCCCTGCCTGAAGTTCTCCGGGGTGGTTGTCGGATGACCGGCAACCCGTACACCGCCGCCCATGATCGGCTCACCGCCGCCCTCGCCGGGGTCGGGGTTCCGGTCCACCCGCATGACCCGGGAACGATCACCCCCCCATGTGTGGTGATCCGCCCCGGGATCCCGTGGAAGACCGCCCGCGGGCACATCGCCCACGATGTGGTGTGTTACGCCACCGGGGTTGATTCCGCCGCCGCCCACCTCCGGTTGGGGCAACTGCTCTGGGATGTGGAACAGGCCGCCGCCGTCGCCGGGTTCGGGTGGGGCGACGCGGACACCCCCGATTATGACCCCACCTCCCAAACCACCCGATCCCAGCTCACCGTCACCCTGCGCCCTTAGGAGGCCACCATGT